AGATATTATAAGTAACGGCGGATACACTGTTTGGTTAACATTTATACCTCACTCAACGCGTATATATTGGCACAAACTTTGGATGTACTACAACCTTGCTGCAGGATCAACCACATCAACCATTGGTACCACTGATCAATTCAAAGGCCCATTGATTTTCACGGCAACCCAATATAACCGCATCCAATACAGGATGCCTTCAGGCACAACTGCCAATGGCATTTATACTAACATCGATAACATTGTAACAGATAATACTGGTGTGCTTACCTTGGTAATAAGAACCACCGATGCCAATGCCACCGGTGCCACACATGCATGGGTTAGGAATGGCACATACTCAGTTGATGCTGAATTGCGAAGTTTCACAGGTGTCCAGGATAGTTATGGTATAAAAACTGATGCGAACAGTGCGACACCTGTGTTTGCAGATGCATACTACCCTGGCCAAGGTGAAACTTTCACTGGTGTTATGGAGTCAGGCTTTGCGAACAGACCTTTCACCGACGCAGAGTGCCAGACCTTAGCAGACGGATTAAATGACGAGTTTAAGAGATAAGGAGGTTTTAATGAGTGAAATCATAGACACCGCGATAACAGAAATGAGTGAAATAACAGAAACAGATATAGCAGAATACTACGCCAATTGTATTAGGATGGTCGACCTAGTAAACGATGGAAGGCCATCTGTAATGGGCTACCCTGAGTGGGAAGGTCGCATAGATAATGTCAAGGAGTACCTATCTCGTATGATGAATATGGGGTGTTGGACAGATGAAGACCTGTCACCCTTAGAAAAAATACTAGAAATGTGAGTATAAAAAATTATTATAAATAAACAGTATAGACAAAGAGGCGATAACATGAAACTCATAACCGAAGTTGTAGAAGAATGCAACGTTGCTACAGAGATTAATGAAGAGACTGGTGAAAAGTCTTACTTCATTGAAGGCATCTTTATGCAAGGCGACATTAAGAACCGCAACGGTAGAATTTATCCGTCTGCTGTTCTTGAAAGCGAAATGAACAGATATAATAAAGACTTTATCAAAACTAAAAGAGCTCTTGGCGAACTAGGTCATCCAGATGGTCCAAGCATTAACGGCGATAGGGTATCACACCTTATTACTGAAATGAAGCAAGACGGCTCAAACTTTACTGGTAAAGCAAAAATTCTCGGTACTCCGATGGGTAACATTGTGAAAACTCTGATGGACGAAGGTGTCCTAATTGGTGTATCAACTAGAGGATTGGGATCTGTAAAACAAACAAAAGACGGTATCATGGAAGTCCAAAACGATTTCCATCTTGCTACTGTTGATATTGTAACAGACCCATCAGGCCCAAACTGCTTTGTAAATGGCATTATGGAAAACACTGAGTTCTTCTATGATATTGCGCGCGGAAACTGGTTGCCACAAGATCAATCAGTTGAAGAAGTAATTGAAGAAATGCAGGAAGAAATTGAAAAAGAAGTAAGGCGGGTCGTTCGTCGAGTTGATGAGAGCACAGCAGCACGTATGTTTGAACGCTTTGTAAAATCACTTAGAAATTAATTTTTATATAAATAGTATACATATAGAATATCACCACGAAAAATAGGAGTAGAACATATGTCCAAAGAGTTAGACGAAAAGTTCGTTGCTGATGATGGGGTCTCAACAGTTGAGGATCCAGTAACACCAGCAGGCGGAACTATTAAAAAGAAAAAGGCAGATGTGAAAAAAGCTGTTGACGGGAAAGCTGATAAGGTTGACGCGGTAACTCCAGGCCAAGGCGCTGTTAAAGAAGAAGCTGATGAAGCTGAATCTGAAGCAATCGTTGAAGTTGTTGAGATTGAAGAGTCAATCGCTACAATGTTTGAAGGCATGGATCTTTCAGAAGAATTCACATCTAAAGTCACTATGGTTTTTGAAGCAGCCGTTCATGAAGCTGCTACTGCTAAAGCTGACGCAATCATCATCGAGAAGACTGAAGCTCTAGAAGTAGAGATGAAAGAATCTGTTGATACCGCAGTAGAAAAAATCGTAGAAAACCTTGATTCCTATCTTGACTATGTAGTCGAAGAATGGATGAAAGAAAATGCACTTGCTATCGAAACCGGCGTTAAGGTGGACATTGCTGAGTCATTGATGAACGGTCTTAAATCTCTTTTCGAAGAGCATAACATTGAAGTTAACGAAGAAACTTTTGATGTTGTTGCTGGCCTTGAAGAAGAAGTTGCACAACTTAAGACTACTGCTAATGATAGTATCAACGAATCTGTTGAACTTAATAAGCAGATTGCAAGTCTCAAAGCTGATCAAGCTTTCAGCGAAATGACTGAAGATCTTACAATCACTCAGCGTGAAAGATTAAAAGTACTTTCTGAGAAACTAGGTGTTTCTGATATCGCAGAATATAAAAGCGATTTGACCACTTTGAAGGAATCATTCTTTGCTGCTAAGAAAGTAGTAACAGAAGAAGTTGCTGAAGAGCAAGAAATTATGACTGAAGAAACTGTTCCTGCTAAAGCGGTGTCAGATTATTCTAACATTAATTCTCTTGTAGAGTCTCTCAACACAAGAAAACAAAACCAGTAAATTTTTAAAATTATAAATAGATCCAGATAAAACCTAATCAAGGAGATAGACAATTATGGCACAGTCAAACTATCAAGCACTTGTAGAAAAATGGGGCCCAATTCTTGAGCACTCTAGCTTTTCTTCAATTACTGATCAACACAAGAAGTCGGTAACGGCAACAATTCTTGAAAACACCGAGCGCGCTTTAATGGAATCAGGCGATACTTCAGCCTCCATGACTGGCTTGCTTTCAGAAGCTTCACCAACTAACGATGCTGGAACAGGCGGATTCGGTTCTGCTTCAGGCGCAACTGGCCCAACAGCTGGTTACGATCCAGTATTAATCAGCTTAGTACGTCGTGCAATGCCTAACTTAATGGCATACGATATCGCTGGCGTTCAGCCAATGACAGGACCAACTGGTCTTATCTTTGCTATGCGTTCTAAGTACACCAACCAAGCTGGCACAGAAGCATTCTATGCTGAAGCCGATACTGACTTCTCTGGTGCTGCAAGCCCAGTACACGCTAACGCGTTGGGCGCAGGTTCAGAAACTACTGGTACTGGCATGGAAACTGGTGCTGCTGAAGCATTAGGCGACGGCGTTGGCGCTGGATTCGCAGAAATGGCCTTCTCAATCGAGAAAGTAACCGTTGCTGCTAAGTCACGTGCTTTGAAAGCAGAATACACTACTGAGCTTGCTCAAGATCTTAAAGCCGTTCACGGTTTGGATGCTGAGACAGAACTTGCTAACATTCTTCAGTCTGAGATCCTTGTGGAAATCAACCGTGAATTAGTTCGTACAATCTACGGCACAGCCGTTGTTGGTGCAGCTGCTACAGCCGCTCCTGGTACTTTCGATCTTGACGTTGACGCAAACGGTCGCTGGTCTGTAGAGAAGTTCAAAGGCCTAATGTTCCAAATCGAACAAGAAGCTAACAAGATTGCTCAGCAAACTCGTCGTGGTAAAGGTAACTTGGTTATCTGTTCTTCTGACGTAGCTTCTGCATTGCAAATGGCTGGTGTACTTGATTACACACCTGCTCTTAACGCTAATGCTTTGCAAGTAGACGATACAGGCAATACTTTTGCTGGTGTTCTTAACGGACGTTACAGAGTTTACATCGATCCATATGCTGGCGCAAACTACTTAGTAGTTGGCTACAAAGGTTCTTCTTCATTCGACGCGGGCTTATTTTATTGCCCATACGTTCCATTGCAAATGGTTCGTGCAGTTGGTGAAAACAGCTTCCAGCCTAAAATCGGCTTCAAGACTCGTTACGGTATGGTTGCTAACCCGTTCGCTCGTGGCGGCGCTGCTGCTAACGATGGCGCATTGGTTGCTAATACCAACGTTTACTACCGTCGTGTAGCTATTACTAACTTGTTCTAGAGTTAAGTAAATAATAACAAGAGGGTAGGTTAACTACCCCATCTGTTATACCATTGGGGACCCTTTCGAGGGTCCCCTTTTTTATGCAAGAAAATTAAAGAAAAAAAAGAGCACCGAAGTGCTCTTTCTCAATTGCGCTACATTACTAGTTAAGACGCAAAGGTTCTAGAACAGCTTCTGCAAACTGCATGAATTCTTCACTCTTAGCAGCTTCTTGAGCTAAGTTAGACGCGTGATAAATTTTAGCAAGCTTAGCAAAGTCTTTCTTAGGTACAAGAGTATCCTCAAGAATCTTTTCTGCAATAGCTTTCATGTGATCTTTTTCAGCTTCAATACGTGTCATAGAGTTCGACATTTCTTTTAGTGCACCTTGAATTTGCTTACGGTGCTCTTCAGTAATTACTGTTGGTAGTGTGTGGTCGCTTGTATCTACAATGCTCATAATATATTTCCTTTTTTAAGTAAGTTTGCCGTCTTTACGTAGACCAGCCCTGATTTTAGTTGCGCTAATGTTGTGAATAACCGATCCAAGATTGTGTTCAGTAAATGTATACCCAACCCCTCTGCCGTAGCTAATATCAACAATATTAGGAACGCAAGTAATAATGTATTCGTAACCATTTGTATATCCTGCCTCAGCAAGTCCTGCTTCAATATTTTCAATCACTTGGATTTCTCCAAATGGGTTATCGGACTGATCTTGTGTTCTACCGGCGCCAGCATCTTGTCCTATGATGCCACCGACGTCTCTAACCATGATACAGACTTGACCAGACACTCCTAGAGCCCTTTTAAATAAAGCTGTATGACCGTCGTGCCAAGGCTGCCACCGCCCTAACATCTGAGTAGTGGGCTTCTGATAATCAAACAAAGCCTTATCGTGCATATCACTATCCTTCACTCTTGTTACCTCTCAATCCTATTTTTATATACGAATACCACACGCGTTCGTGTCCATAATACAAAACAAACTTAATAACTAAATCTGCCAAGAACAATGATCCAATAGCTTTAGGTGGTAATCCAAAATACCAAGCTATAAGCACTGTGGTAATACTAGCTATTATACGCCAAGTTACTGCTTTTGTCAAATGGCGAATCTTACTAACTTCACTCATTTTTGAACTTTATTGAGTTGTTTTAATTGAAACGATCTAATCACTTCAACAAGCTGCTTTTCTGTATCAGTAAACCATTCACTTACACAGTAGTCGTATTTATCAGGCTTTGTAAAGATTTTGTTTGTATCTTCAAAACGACCTTCTTTAATAGTATCCATCCAAATAGTATAATCTGGATCAAACGCGATACGTGCTTCTTCGGTAGGGCATACAAAATCTGTCACGACAGTTCTGCCTGCTTTAACTACACCATCACTTAGATGTCGCATGCGATTAGCTTGGCGCATTCTACCTTCAGCACTGAAATCCCAGTCATCGTATTGTGTACGAACATCATCAGCGTTAATGTGTATAGCACCCATAAGCTTTGCTAGAGGTTTTGCTAAAGTAGTTTTACCACTACCCGGCAATCCAAAAATAAGTATTTTCATTTATTTTCCTTGTAGTAGGAGAAGGCTTACGCCATCTCCGCCATTTTAATTGCTACATCTAATGCTTCAACTTTACGTTTTGCATTCCCACCAAACCATGCAGAAGCCATGCGTGTATCCGCAGTACGACCTAGTTTGTGATCAGCCATATATGTAACTGCGTTGTACGCATTCCACCATGAACCTGGGCGGAAGTGATCACCTGGCTGGTTTTCTACATATTCCATTGCAGTTTCTGCAGTACGAGATAATACTTTATCATCACGGCTAGATTCTCCAAAGACTTTACCGAAGAATTTTTCAAGCTGTGCACGATCATATTGCTTAGATCCAAGAAACTCTGCAGCTTCTTTGAATTTTTCAACTTTGTTGTGTGAAAGACCAAGGATTTCTTTAACACTTTCTGGATTAAACACCGAACGGTGATTAACACGAACAGAAGGTTGTCCTGCTTCATTAAGTGCTACAGCCAAAGTGTTATTACATACAACACGTTCCATCACAAACTTGATGTCGATTGCTTTACCATACTGATGTGGGTTAGAGAATAACAAGTAACCTTTAACTTCATCACCATTAAACAATGAGAAACCATCTTTAACATCAGCTAACGCCCAAACAATTTGGCCGTCTTTAAGAGAGCCTGCAGTATCCATTTCCATGTCACCTGCACTTACAAAGTCAGCAAAGAAGTCAAAGGCTTCTGAGTTTTGTACTGGATTCCAGTTTGCACCAACTTGCGTAAGAATTTTACTGTCTGTTGATCGAACTAAAGCTTGTTGACCAGTTTTAAACGTATCGCCTTTGTGACGATATAGTGTGTCGATTTTTTCGACATTCCAATCAAGACCTGCAGCTTTCATCATTTCTTGTGGAGACATGTCGTCCGATACTGGAGTACCAAGACCATGCCAAGGCAAACCTTTAGATTCGCGGTAAGCCATTTGAGCAACGCCGTTTACAATTTCAAGTTCATGTGCCATGATATAATTTCCTTAGTTTGTGTTTGTATAGCTATTATAATTCATTTAAGAACATATGTCAACAGTTAATTTGGTTTAATTACAAATAAACATCAACTTGTTCAAATGTCGCAGATTTATCATAGCATCCAGATATTAACCATCCATCGAAGCTATCATAAAGATAAAGATATTCAGCACCGTGGTTACCACCAACTGTTAGATAATCCATTACAGAGCTATATTTAACTGCGTTATCTGCGTGTACAGAGTTTGTTCGTGATACATAATAATCTGCATCTAACGAAGAAAGATAACCACCTCTTGCAACTATTTGAGCATCGTACATTGTGTCGTAAGATGTACGTAGCATTCTACCAACTCCTTCTGCGTATCCATCATAGTGGCAATAAGAAGCAGTAACTGTGCCATCATCTTCCAAAATTCCGATCATTGCTGAAGTACCCATAATGTAAAACCTTTGTCGTTGCTTGATTTGATAAGACTATTATAACAAGAATGAATGTTCGTGTCAACAGTTAATTTGTAATTAAATCAAATTAAGTTGCAATAATGTTTGAGCTGTTTTAATAGCAGTATTAACATTGAACTCTTTAAGGCTTGCAGAATACGCGATATCACCTTCTGAGTTATACAAGTTGAAAATAACAACTTCTTTGCTTTCTTCAAGAGAATATTCACGTAGATCTGGATTTTTATATTCGACGTGACACTGAAGTAGCTGGCTATGCTTTAACTCATAACCAAGCGAAGGGCATGTGTCATTCTTGTATGATATATCAGCAAATTCAACACTAATTTCACTTTGTAGAGCAGTTAAAAGCTCAGCCATAAATTCATTGTTGTCAAAGTCTGGATGGGTTTGGTTATTCATAATATACACTCTTCGTTACTTGATTTGATAATACTATTATAACAAGAATGAATGTTGATGTCAACAGTTAATTTGATTTAATTACAAATAATTTATGCCTAAGTAATTGGCTATCTTAGTCTTCAACCAAGTCTTCTTTGGGACTCTGAGGTGAATTCCTACATCATCCACCCTAGTACTCTCTTCACCATCTGAGTTTGATATTGTTAAATACGACGACAATGTAGTATTGCCCCAATTACCATCTGGAGCAAGAGTGAAATCGCC